ATGCAACAATACTTGTCAATACTGGACATGAAACTAAACGGAACCCCACAAGTCCAGTGGTCTAGACATCAAGATAGATTACACATATTCGGAGACTTCCATGATAAAGATATAAAAGTCGGTGAGTATGTGGTTGCGGAAGTTTACACTATAATAGATCCAAATACTCACACATCGATTTATAACGACATGTGGTTAAAAGATTACACTACTTCATTGTTTAAACAACAATGGGGAATGAACCTTATCAAGTTTGAGGGGGTACAATTACCAGGCGGTGTAACATTTAATGGAAGACAATTATATGATGATGGTACATCAGAGTTAGAAAGGTTAAGAGAGACAATTAGACTAGAACATGAAATGCCCGTTGACTTTTTTATAGGATAATATAAATGGCTCGTAACCTATACTTCTCGGAGAAAGTAAGATCTGAAATGGATCTCTATGCAGACTTGGTCATAGAGTCATTAAAGATCTATGGACAAGACGTATACTATTTACCGAGAGACTTGGTAAACGAAGATGTACTATTAGGAGATGATGTCGCATCTCGATTCCCAACATCTCATAAAATAGAGATGTACATAGAGAACGTAGAAGGATTTGACGGAGAGGGAGATCTATTCACTAGGTTTGGTGTAGAGATTAGAGACGAAGCAACCTTTGTGGTTGCACGTACAAGATTCTCTGCACAGGTTCGCAGACCAGACAATGACATTGCAACCGACAGACCTACAGAGGGTGATTTAATTTATCTTCCTCTTACAAATAAAATGTTTGAGATACAACACGTAGAACATGAACAACCGTTCTATCAGATAGAGAACTTACCAGTATACAAAATGCGGGCGACTCTTTTTGAGTACAGTGGAGAGGACTTTGACACAGGTATCGAAGATATTCAAGATATCGAGAAGACAGGATCTTATCAGTATGTCTTGTCTGTAATACCTACAGGATCTGGTGCAGCGACTGCAACATTAGATTTTCCAATCATGGATAGTGGTGTTCCTGTTGTCGGTACTGTTGATAGTTTAACCTTGACAGACAGTGGTAATTACTATGCATCATCACCAACCATAAGATTTATCGGTGGTGGAGATTCATCGTTCTCACTAGGAGATAGTGCTACCGCGACTGCATCAGTAAGTGGTGGAAGAATTACTGGAATAACCTTGGTGAGTGGTGGTACTAATTATACTACTGTACCGAGTGTAAACTTATCTGGCGGTAATATTGGAGTCGATTCTGCATACAGTGTCGGTGATACAATTCAACAAACTCTCTCAGGTAATATCAATATCACTGGTGAGATACAGAGAATTGTCAATGACTCTGCAGGTGACTCATCACAACATATTTACTTGGCACATGTTGGTGCGGATGATGGTAAATATCACAATTTTGTAACTGGTAGTGAGATAATAAATATAACTCAAAGTGGTATAGTAGGACGTGGATTAACAGTTACTGGAGTTAGAGAAGACAATAAGATATCTGAAACTGAACAGAATGATATATTCAAAGACTTCAGTGATGACTTCTTAGATTTCTCAGAAGACAATCCATTTGGCGATGCGGAGAATAATTAATGTTTGGAACACACTTTTACCATGAGAAGATAAGAAAATCAGTTTCCCTCTTTGGGAGACTGTTTAACAGTATCTATGTGATCCGCAAGAATGCTTCTGGTGGAGTTTTAAATCAATTAAAAGTTCCTCTTGCATATGCACCTAGAAAGAAATTCTTAGAGAGAATTAGACAACAAACAGATCTCTATACAGACGAAAAGACTGCGATAAAACTTCCTCGAATGTCTTTTGAGATAACAAGTTTTGTTTACGATAACACAAGGCAACTGACTAAGACTAGTACCTTTAAAGGTCGTGGTCAGAAATTTAATGATGAAACACCATTTCCTACAGCTCAGAAGTTTTTTTCCCCAGTTCCTTATACAATTTCATTTGATTTAAATATTTACGCAAAGAGTCAAGATGATGCTTTACAGATTGTAGAACAAATACTACCTACATTCAATCCTCAATACACTGTGACGATAAAATCATTTCCAAAAGAGTTTCCAGATTTCAAAGAGGATATCCCAATTGTTATGTTGGGTGTTGCTTTCTCAGATGATTTCGAAGCAGACATGGCACAGAGAAGAACAATCGTATATACGTTGTCTTTTGAGATGAAAGTATCCTTCTTCGGCCCAATCGCAAACTCAACTGTCATTCGAAAATCAATCGCAGATATTTTCTTTCGTGATGCAGGTGCAGAGGGTGACTCTGATATACGTGCAGAAAGATTGACAGTGACACCAAACCCAACTACCATAATCGGAATGCCCGATAGTGACTATGGATTCGATACTCTTATCGATCTTGCCTTTGATGATAGCGCATAAGGAGAAATAAATGCCAATCACATTAAGAAACACGAAAGGCAGTGAACTTACCTTCGCAGAACTAGACGGCAATTTCACTCACCTTAATACACAAATAGATACCTTAACAGATTCTTCTACGGTAAAAACTTTTATTGACTCTTCCTATGTACAAGGGATTGCAGGTCAAACTTACATAGAAAGCATAGTAGATTCTGCATATGTAAACAATAGGACTACACCTATAGGAGATCTTTTCGATAGTGCAGATGCAGTAGAATTAATAGATAGTGATTACGTACAAACACGTGTAGACACAGTAAAACTATTTCCATACACAGTCGCTACTGCACCTACATCTGGAACTGAAGGTCAGATGATATATGTAACAGATGGAAACGCAGGAGACGCAACACTCGCAGTATTCAGTGGTGGGACATTTAAGGTTGTATCTACAATAGGTGCCACAATACTAGACTCAGCTGGTGGAGGCGGATTCTAATCCGATGACAAATGAGTGATGATGAAAAAATAAATAATGACTATGATTATTCTCGTGACACTTTATATGAGTTGATCGAAAAAGGAAAAGACGCACTAGAAAATATGATAGAGGTTGCTCGTGAATCAGAGCATCCTCGTGCATATGAAGTATTATCTGGTTTAATTAAAAATGTTGCAGATGTCAACGATAAACTACAAGATTTAAATAAGAAACAAAAACAATTGAATGATGATGAGAAACTACCGCAAGTAGAAAACCAACAAAATAACTACTACTTAGGTTCTACCTCAGATATTCAAAAGATGCTAAAAGAAGATAATGTGATTGATGTTGAAGCAGAAAGAGTCATATCTAGGGAACCCTAACGTAAAGAGAGATGGTGTCCTACAGGAATGGACTCCAAACCTATTACAAGAATATAAGAAGTGTATGGACAATCCTATATACTTTGTAGAAACTTATGTAAAGGTTATTTCTCTAGACGATGGGATGGTTCCCTTTGTTTTATATCCATATCAAAGGAAAATGTTTGAGCAATTCCAAGAAAACAGATTCAGTGTCGTCCTCGCATGTAGACAATCTGGTAAAAGCATTAGTGCATGTGCCTACTTGTTATGGTATGTCCTCTTCAACCCAGAAAAAACAGTCGCAATCCTCGCAAACAAAGGTGCAACTGCACGTGAAATGCTTAACCGCATTACACTCATGTTGGAAAACATTCCGTTCTTTCTTCAGCCTGGGTCGAAAGCACTCAATAAAGGAAGTCTGGAATTTTCTAACAATTCACGTATACTTGCCGCTGCTACTTCTGGTAGTTCTATTCGGGGTATGTCTGTTAACCTTCTATATCTTGATGAGTTTGCTTTCGTAGAACGTGCCGCAGAATTCTATACATCTACATATCCAGTTATCTCTGCAGGTAGAGACACCAAAGTTATTGTGACATCTACTGCAAACGGTATTGGCAATCAGTTCCATAAGATATGGGAAGGGTCTGTCCAAGAAATAAATGAGTTTAAAAGTTTTCGGGTAGACTGGTGGGACGTACCAAACCGTGACGAAGACTGGAAACTACAAACCATATCCAATACAAGTCAATTACAGTTTGATCAGGAGTTTGGTAATACATTCTTCGGAACTGGAGACACACTCGTAAACGCAGAAACATTACTTAACCTACGTGCAAAACCTGCAAAGAGATATATGGAAGGTGGTCTACTAAAGATATATGAAGAACCACAAAAGGATCATGATTACATCATGACCGTAGATGTTTCAAAGGGAAGAGGTCAGGACTATTCCACATTTACTTTGATCGATATTAGCGTTCGCCCGTTTGCACAGGTTGCTGTATATCGCAATAACACTATCTCGCCATTGCTCTTCCCAAACATTATTTATAAATATGCAAAACCCTACAATGATGCGTATGTTGTTGTGGAGTCAAATGACCAAGGTGGAGTAGTATGTAATGGATTGTATCATGATTTAGAATATGAAAACGTGCATGTGGAATCCTCAGTTAAAGCAAATGCAATAGGTATTGAGATCAACCGTAAGACTAAACGTCTGGGATGTTCTGCAATAAAAGATATTTTAGAAACAAATCGCTTGACAATTAACGATGATGCTACTATATTAGAGATATCAACGTTTGAGGCAAAAGGACAATCATATGAGGCTTCAGATGGAAACCATGATGATTTGATGATGAATCTTGTTTTGTTTGGGTATTTTGTGTCTACTCAATACTTTTCTGACATGACAGATATCAACCTAAAACAAATGATGTTTCAACAAAAAATGCAGGAAATAGAGAACGATGTTGTACCATTCGGGTTTATCGATGATGGATCTGCAGCAATACAACAAATAGAGAACCAAGATGATCCATGGAGAATAAGAGCCGATGAAACTGAACGCTTTGTGTGGGATAATGATGACTTATCACTGTAAAGTAATTATATTATAAATAATGGTATGTTGACTAATCGTATTATGGAACATATAATTTTTAACAGAGGAAGATAACATGGCACTTTCAACACCGTCTGCTTCGCCAGCCGTTGTCGTCAAAGAAATAGATCTGACTGGTGGCGTTCCGAACGTACAGTCAACTACTGGCGCAACCGTTGGGAACTTTCGCTGGGGGCCTGCAGAACAAAGAGTATTGATAGACAACGAGACTTCTCTTGTCAACACCTTTGCATCTCCAGACTCAGCAAATACCATAGACTTCCACAGCGCATCCTACTTTTTACGTTACTCAGGTTCTTTACAAGTTGTACGCGAGGTTACCTCGGCTGCAAAGAATGCTCGTTCTACTACAGGACAACTAGCAACAGATAATGATGGTTCCTTACCTATGGAACTAGTAAAGAACGATAATGATTTCGCGTCACAGCAGAGCGCTTTGGATTCAGATTCACACACTTTGATTGCACGTTACCCAGGCGAACTAGGTAACTCAATTCAAGTATCAATTTGCCCACCTAATAGTACTGCATTTAATGCATGGTCGTACAAAGATGACTTCGATGCCGCGCCTGGCACATCATCACATGCATCAAATAAAAATGCATCTAACGATGAAATACACGTTGTAGTTGTAGATAATGGTGGAGAACTAACAGGAACAAAAGGTACAGTACTAGAAAGATATCCTTTCGTTTCAATTGCAAGTGATGCTAAAAATGCTGATGGTACTACTAACTTCGCAAAGGATATAGTTAATGCGAGATCCGAATACGTCCACATGGTTGGATTCGACTCAGACTATGCCGGCGCAGGTGCAGGTACTACTGCAGATTCTGGTGACAACTTTGCACCAGGCTTAACTGCGGCAACAAATCATACATTCACAAAAGGTTCAAACTCAGGTATACTAGGAACATCTGAAGTCTTGACAGGTTTTGACCTATTCGAAGATAAGGACATCGTAGAAGTTGACTTCTTAGTCGCTCCATCGATGAACAGTCGTACAGATCAAACAACTGTTGTGAATGATTTAATTTCAACAGCATCAGGTCTACGTAAAGATTGCGTAGTCTGCGCTTCACCTGCAAGGTCAGACGTAATTAATTTGACTAATACTGCAACAATAACAACCAATATCACTACAACCGCTGATAGTTTCACAAGTTCATCATATCTGGTAGCAGATGGAAACTTCTTGAAAGTGTACGATAAGTACAATGATCAGTTTATTCAGATCCCTGCCGCATCATCTACTGCAGGTATCATGGCCGCAACCGATTTAAATCGTGCACCATGGTTCTCTCCTGCAGGTTCAAGACGTGGTGGATATCTAGGTATTACTGCAATCAGTTGGTCACCTACAAAGTCTCAAAGGGATACACTATACAAAGCAGCGGTTAACCCCATTGCAAACATCCCAGGCCAAGGTGTACTGTTGTTCGGTGACAAAACAAAACTTGGTCGCCCATCTGCATTTGACAGGATCAACGTCCGAAGACTATTCTTAGTCCTAGAACGTGCGATTGGAAAAGCAGCAGAACAAGTTATGTTCGAGTTTAACGATGAGTTTACTCGCGCAGAGTTTGTCAACATAGTAGAACCAGTACTCCGAGAGGTGAAAGGTCGTAGAGGTATTACAGACTTTAAAGTTGTCTGTGATGAAACCAACAACACTGGAGCCGTGATTGATCGTAACGAGTTTATTGCAAATATTTTCATTAAACCTGCACGTTCTATCAACTACGTCACTCTGAATTTTGTTGCTGTTCGTACAGGCGTTGACTTCGAAGAAGTCGTAGGAACGGTGTAAGGAGGTAGACATGGCAATTTTAGGAGTAGACGATTTTAAGGCAAAATTACGAGGTGGGGGCGCACGTCCCAATCTCTTCCAAGTTACCATTAACTATCCTGCATTTGCAGATGGTAACCCAGAGCTTACCTCTTTCTTAGTTGAAGCAGCGGAACTGCCTGGATCAACATTCGGTCAAATATTAGTACCTTTCCGAGGTCGCCAGTTAAAAATGGCAGGGGATCGTACATTTGCTGAATGGACAACAACTATAATCAACGATACAGATTTTGCAATCCGTGACGCACTAGAGCGTTGGATGAATGGTATCAACGGACACAATGCCAATACAGGTCTTGCGGTTCCAGTTGCATACGAAGCAGATCTTAAAGTTGAACAGTTGGATCGTGAAGGGGATGTCATTAAGACATATAATTTCCGTGGGTCATATCCACAGGATCTTGCACCCATCCCACTATCATTCGGTGACAATGACAACATCGAAAGATTCACATGTACTTGGGTATACCAGTACTGGGAAAGCAATACAACAAGTTAACTAAATAACAGATAGGGCGGTAATACTGCCGCCCTATTATTCTATCTGAGGACTACAATGGCAGAAAATAATGGTTTAAAGTTATTTGGTTTCGAAATCAAACGTGCCAAAAACAAAGATGAAGAGAAACTTCCATCCATTGTTCCACCAAGGGACGATGAGGGTGGTAGTTATGCAACTGCCTCTGGTACACATTATGGTCAGTATTTAAACCTTGACGGTGACGATTCAAAAGACAACTATCAATTAATAATGAAATATCGCGGAAATGCGATGCACCCAGAAGTGGATGCCGCAATCGAGGATATTGTTAACGAAGCAATTACTGGCAGTGAACTAGAACAAACGCTTGATATTAATATGGATGATGTAGATGCACCAGACAAAATCAAAAAATTAATTAAAGAAGAATTTGATTACATTTATGGTATGTTGAATTTCAAAGAACTAGGTCATGACATATTCAGACGTTGGTACGTAGACGGACGTTTATATCATCATCTAATATTAAATGAGTCATCACCTAAAGAAGGTATACAAGAAGTAAGACCCATTGACTCCGCAAAAATGCGTAAGGTTAAGAAAGTTAAATTCAAAAAAGATCCTGTAACAGGTGCAAAGATTGTAGAAAAAACTGAAGAGTTCTTTATCTATCAAGAGAAGCCTGGGTCATCAACCAGTGGTATTAAGATGACAAATGACTCGGTGTCATATGTCACATCTGGGTTATTGACAGAGGATCGTAAAAAAATAGTTTCGCATATGCACAAGGCATTGAAACCAATCAACCAGTTAAGGATGATGGAAGATGCGTTGGTCATATACAGACTTGCACGTGCACCAGAACGTAGAATATTCTACATAGATGTTGGTAACTTACCAAGAGGTAAATCAGAACAGTACATGAAAGATATCATGGCACGTTACCGAAACAAACTTGTGTACGATGCTAAGACTGGTGAGATAAGAGATGATCGTAAACACCAATCACTACTTGAAGACTTCTGGTTACCAAGACGTGAAGGTGGTCGCGGTACTGAGATTACTACATTACCAGGCGGTGAGAACTTAGGACAAATAGAGGACATTGTATATTTTCAAAAGAGAATGTATCGTTCACTAAACGTTCCGATGTCTCGTTTGGATACAGAATCTGTTCAAGGTATTCTTGGCAGATCTACAGAAATTAACAGAGACGAACTCAAGTTTCAGAAGTTTATTGACAGACTGAGAATGAGGTTTTCTCATCTATTCTATGGAATCCTAAAGAAGCAACTTGTTATGAAAGGTGTTTGTACCGAGGAAGATTGGGATTCATGGAAGAATGATATCACAGTTGATTATGTAAAAGACAATCACTTTACAGAACTACGTGATGCAGAAGTATTTCAAAACAGATTGGAAAGTCTTGATAGGGTTGCTAATTATGTTGGAGAATATTTCTCTAAAGAATGGATACAGAAGAACGTTCTGCATCTATCAGATGAAGACATTGAAAATATGAATAAACAGATTGATGGGGAAGATGATGGTGAAGAAGAACAGGAAGCACCAGATAATTCTCCTACCACTGGACAAAAATTTGAATTGAAACCTGTACAAGGAGATGAAAAAGAAGATGAGTGAAGATACACAAACAATGATTCAACACGCATTGGATCAAGACTGGAACAAAGCAAATAAAACTTTTGGTGATATGATGTCAGTAAAACTTCAAGATGTTTTGGATCAAGAAAAAGTTAAACTAGCAGATCAAATCTATAACGGTTCTGAAAACATTGAAGATGAAGATATAGATGATGACCAACTCGAACTTGAATTGGATGACGAACATGGCGAGGAAGAGCAGGAGGGAGAATTACCCTTGGAAGATGCCGAAGAGGGAATACAAGAGCCCAGTGATAATGTGGAAGTCGGAATGGATGACGAAGACGGAGAAGGGTCAGAAGATCCGATACCTGAAGAGTCTTGATGTCAAAGAACAAGAAAGTATAAATAATATAAATTAAATGAAAACTTTTGATCAAATAAGAGAGTCACTAGGACGTAAACCGAAAGGTCAACTTGTTGTTAGCAAGAAGATAGGTCGCGTCCAAATGATGGTGTATAAAGAACCCAAGGGGTTTGCCGCCTACGTAGATGGTGACAGATTAGATGTATACAAAAGTAAGGGTGAGGCAGAGAAGGCCGCATCTGAAATGATAAAGGTATTAAAGAAATGAAACTGATTGCAGAATATACCGAGCAGAATCTAGAAGTTCTCACCGAACAGGATGAGAAGTCTGGGAAGAAGAAGTACATGATTGAAGGTATCTTCATGCAAGCAGAACAAAAGAATAGAAATGGTCGGATTTATCCCAAACCTGTAATGGAAAAGGCACTGGACAAGTATAACGGTGAACAAGTTTCAAAAGGTAGGGCAGTGGGTGAATTGAATCATCCAGAAGGCCCGACTGTAAATCTAGATAAGGTTTCCCACAAGATAGAATCTCTTAAATGGAAAGGGAACGATGTTGTGGGTAAAGCGACTATATTGGAAACTCCTATGGGTAAGATCGTACAAGGTCTGCTTGATGGTGGTGTCAATCTAGGCGTATCGACTCGTGGTATGGGAAGTTTGAAGAACGGTAATGACGCAATGGTAGTGCAGGAAGACTTTATGTTGAATGCAGTAGATATTGTTCAAGATCCATCCGCACCTAGCGCATTTGTTAATGGAGTTATGGAAGGTGTAGAATGGGTTTGGAACAACGGTATTATCGAGGCACAAACAATTGAACAAATGGAGACTGAAATTAAGAAAGCTCCACGTACTGATCTTTATGAGACACAGGTTCGTGAGTTTAAGAATTTCCTCTCGTTACTCAAAACTAAATGAAAAAGGAGTCTAATATGACTGAAAAAGTTCAGGATCAAGAACTCCATGACGAAGTAACAGACGAAGTTGTGGAACAACAAGGTCACGATCCGAAAAATGCTGAAGCACAGTCTATTGCTGCAACCGATAAGGCAGGTGAAGCCACTGGAAGCGCCCCAAAGCGTAAAGGTGACCAAACCAAACAAGACCCAATGCCTAAAACAAAAGCAGCATTAATGGCAGGCATGGTAAAAAGAATGGGTGGAATGAATAAAGCATCACTCATGGCCATGTACAAAGCAGAGGGATTTGAAGATCTTGAAGGCGAAGTAGTTGCGGAATCAGAAGAGAAAACAGAAATAGATATGACTGTTGATTTCTCTGATGACCTCAATGCACTTGTCGAATCAGAGGCAACTCTATCCGATGAGTTCAGAGGTAAAGCAGAAACAATCTTTGAAGCGGCAATAAAATCGAAATTGTCTGAAGAGATTGATCGTCTTGAAGAAAAATACAATGAAGAACTCGCAGAAGAAATTGCTTCTACAAAATCCGATCTCGTAGAGAAAGTTGACAATTACCTAAACTACGTAGTTGAGCAGTGGATGGACGATAACAAAGTTGCCGTTCAAACTGGTTTACGCACTGAGATTGCAGAGACGTTCATGAACTCTCTGAAAGATCTGTTTACAGAATCTTACATCGAAGTACCAGAGTCTAAGGTTGATCTAGTTGACCAATTGTCTGCGGAAGTTGAAGAGTTAGAGGCTGCCTCTAATGACGCAATTACTAAGCAAATGGAAATGCAAGAAGAATTAGAAACGTTAAAGCGTGATGCAATCATCGCTGAAGCGTCAGAAGGTCTTGCAGCAACACAAGTTGAAAAACTTAAAAAACTCGCCGAAGATGTAGACTTTGATAACGAAGAAACTTTCGCAGAAAAAGTAAATACAATCAAAGAATCATACTTCACAAAGAAAACTACTGAGTCTGCTGATATTGAAGAAGCAGTCGAAGACGGTGATGCATCTATTATAGAAGCACCATCTGACATGATGGCTCAGTACCTATCAGCAATCCAAAAAACTAACAAATAATTGGGAGTCCAAAAAATGATGAATGCATCATATGACAAGTTGATGGAAAAGTGGGCACCTGTATTGAACGAAGAGTCAGCAGGCGCAATCACAGATAACCATCGTAAAGCAGTTACTGCAGCGATCTTGGAGAACCAAGAACGTGAAATGAACGAACAGTCACAGCAACTACACGAAGCTGTGCCAACAAACAACAACGCAAATGTTCAGAACTGGAATCCAGTTCTTATTGCACTAGTAAGACGTGCAATGCCAAACCTAATGGCATATGACATTTGTGGTGTGCAACCTATGTCAGGCCCAACTGGTCTGATCTTCGCAATGAAGTCACAGTACAAAACTACACGTGCTGGCGCAACTTCAGGTGGTGAAGCACTTGCAATCAACGAACCAGTATCTGGTTTCTCAGGTGACTCAGCATCAACACAAGCAAACGACACATCAGGTCTTGGTACACTAGCTGCAGTTGACTCTGCAGGTGCTGCCGCAGACTTCGGTGGTGGTATGGCAACAGATCATGCTGAAGGTCTAGGATCAGGTGCAGGCGCACCTAACACTGGTTTCGCTGAAATGGGTTTTACCATTGAGAAAGCAACCGTGACTGCGAAATCACGTGCGTTAAAAGCTGAGTACTCACTAGAACTCGCACAGGACTTGAAAGCAATTCATGGTCTTGATGCAGAGACAGAGTTGGCAAACATCTTGTCAACAGAGATCATGGCTGAGATCAACCGCGAAGTTGTACGTACAATTAACGCTCAGGCGAAAACTGGTGCGACAACATCAAACACAACAACAAACGGTATCTTTGATTTATCAAATGATGCTGATGGTCGTTGGTCGATTGAACGTATCAAAGGTCTGATCATTCAGATCGAACGTGAAGCAAACACAATTGCAAAAGAAACACGTAGAGGTAAAGGTAACTTCATGGTGTGTTCTTCTGACGTTGCTTCAGCACTTGCAGCATCAGGCATGTTAGATTACGCTCCTGCTATGAACGTAAACTTAAATGTTGATGACACAGGTAACACATTCGCAGGTGTTCTTAACGGACGCATGAGAGTGTACATCGATCCATACGCAACAGTAGATTACTGTAACGTAGGTTATAAGGGTACTAACCCATATGACGCAGGTGTATTCTATTGCCCATACGTACCATTAACAATGGTTCGTGCAGTTGGTGAAGAAACATTCCAACCAAAAATTGGTTTTAAGACTCGCTACGGCATGGTCTCAAACCCATACGTTGGATCAACACCTAACGATGGTCTTGCAACATCCAAGACTAACCAGTACTACCGTATTTTCCGCGTGGATAACATCCTCGGATCATAAGGACTACTTAAAAAAAATAAAGAGGTGGGGTTTTCCCCACCTTTTTTTTAACTCTTTTTTTGTATAAATAGTGTTATGGCAGATCTAACAGACAATTTTAATTACTTACAACCAACTAGTTTTAAACTAGTTATTGACAGGAAGAACTTTCCTAACTTGGAATTCTTTTGTCAACAGGTTACGCACCCAGGCCTGATAATGCCTTCTGCAGAAATGCCTGTAAGAAGGATGGCAGGTATACCATTTCCTGGCGAGTCATTAACCATAAACGAATTATCTTGTGATATTCTTTTGGATGAGAATATGGAAAGTTATTCTGAAATGTATTCATGGATACTAAGAAATCAGGTAACTAATCTCGACAACCAAACTAGAATGCAAAAAGCAGACAAACCACCTACATATGCGGATATCACATTGTCTATCATGTCAAGTCATAACAACACAACAATGCAAGTTAGATATATAGATGCGATGCCTACATCATTAGGTGATATCCAATTCTTATCAACTGCAAGTGGTACAGAATTTATTACCTT